TGCACGACAAAAGCTCGTCAACTTCTCTTACGATGCTGTTAAATATACAAGGGAAAGAAAAGGGCCGAGTGCCCTTTCTGGTGCAGAAGATTATCACTCTAATTATGACCGAGTAGAATTGATGAAGAGGGCGAGGGATTTGGCAGAGAATGTTGGCCTTGTTCGCTCCATCCTAATGAAGTTTGCAAGCCACACCGCCGCAAACATCTCCTACCAAGCCCGAACCGAGAACCCCGAAGTCAATACCGAGGTCGAGGCGTATTGGGCAGAGTGGTGGGACAAGTGCGACCTAACCACAAGACATACTGGCTCTACACTTATGCAAGTGGCGATGATGAGTATGCTTCGGGATGGTGACTTCCTTTTCGTTTTGGTTCGAGATAAGGATGGCAACCTAAAGATTCAAGGCATTGAGGCAGATAGATTGGGAGACCCCTTCAAGGTTTATACAAGCCTAGACTTGATTGGTGGAATCCATATTGATCGAGATACTGGTGCTCCTACCGCATACGACATCTACAACCGAAGCATTGGCGATTTCTACACCTATCAGACAACCATACCCTCAAGCCAAGCCTTCCACTTGTTCGACCCACTCCGCATCGACCAATACCGAGGAATCTCTGCGTTCCATACAGCCATCAATGATTGCACCGACATCTACGACATTATCAATTTCGAGAAGATGGCCGCAAAGAACGCAAGCTCCCAAGCTGGCATTGTGAAGAGGAATAACAACAATGCCTCTGATCTCTCAAGTCTAACAAACGATGAAGATTTGAATGGCAACACGATTAAGCTAGAGGCGATTGAGTCTGGCAAAATCTCTTACCTAGAACCGGGTGAGGACATTGTTTTCCCCGATGGGCCGAGCCGACCAAGCGGAGCATTCGCAGAGTTCCACAAGATTCTTTTAAGGAACATTTGCCTTGGGCTTGGCATCCCTTACAGCTTCGCCGTAGACCCTTCCGCTATGTCTGGCCCGACAGCCCGCCTTGAAATGCAACAAGCTGGACGCACTTTCCGCAGATACCAGAAGCTCCTAGATGATAAAGTGCTTCGCCCGATTAAGAACATTGTGATTGCAGATGGAGTGGCAAGGGGATTGATTGAGGACAATGTTGGAAGCAGAACAACTAGGGGCATTTTCAATTTCGGAGCGAATGTATCTATTGATTTAGGTAGAGAATCCGCTTCCGCAATTTCCGAGTTCAAGACCGGCCTCCGAACCGCCGCCGATATTTACGCAGAACGCGGCCAAGACTTTGAGAGTGCTATGAGGCAAAGGGCTATTGAGGCGAAGCTAGTTAAGGATTTAGCTGGGGAATACGAAGTATCAGCCGACACAATTTCCGACATCGCCGCAGAGGGATTGACCAGAGATTCACAACAAGCACAAGCAACCCCAACCGAAGGCGAGCAGACACCCGCTGGACAACCTTCAGACGAGGATATGCTTGGTGGTGCTTCACTCAATGGGGCACAAGTTGCATCCCTTATCAATGTTATCAACGCCGTGGCTATGGGTGCGGTTTCCAAGGAGGGTGCGGTTTCGATTATCACGGCGGCCTTCCCAACCATCAGCCCAGACCAAGCAAGGGCAATCATCGCTGGGGTCAATGTTGGAACAACCATCCCGACTACCAAAGAAGAGAAACAGCAGATTGCAAAAGACCAAGGCGGGGATACTTCGGGAGGCTCAACACCCCCAGCCCCAGAACCGGCCACGCCCCCAACCGCCCCCGCTGGGACTTCTCAAAAAAAAAGTAGTTTAGAGATTCTGGAAAGCCTAGACCCTGCATCTATCAAGATGCTGATTGAGGGGATGATGGGTGGTATTGAGTTGGCAAAATATGATGGAATTGATTTTACCCCACCAGAAGGAGCTAGGGAGGCCGCTAAACTAGCCTTGGATGTGAGAGAAGGAAAACCAGCAAGTCAACGAGGAATGACCCCAGTAGGCATCGCTAGGGCGAGGGACTTACAAAATGGGGTTAAGATGTCGCCAGACACAGTTCGCAGAATGAAAGCCTTTTTCGATAGGCACGAAGTGGACAAGAAGGGTGCAACTTGGGACGAGCAGGGGAAAGGCTGGCAAGCGTGGAATGGATGGGGAGGAGATGCTGGATATGCTTGGGCAAGAAAAGTGGTTGGACAGATGGAGGCTAGGGATAAGAAAACCGAGTTTGTTGCTGGCAGGGATTGTGGGCAAGATGAGGGTGGAACTTTCGGGCCAGACAACAAGTGTGCCGTAGGATATGGCAGACCCCCACTCAAGGGAGGCTATACGCCAACCCGACCCGGTGGAAAGTTCCCCAAGGATTACAAGAGGCCAACAGAACAAAAGAAAGAAAAACCCAAGGGGAAACCATTGCCTCCAAAACCCCTCCCACCAAAGCCGTTGCCACCAAAGCCCCTACCACCAAAACCAAAAGAACAAACACCAGAAGAAAAAAGACGAGATAAAATTTCCGAATCTTTTAAGCAAAGCGGTGTCGAAGCCTCACTTCCAGAGAATCTTGACCGAGCGAGCGAAATAGAGGAGTCGTTTAGTCGGCTAAAGTCAATGGGTTACGAAGTCCCACCGCCAGACAAAATCTTAACAGACAACCTAGAAAGCAGATATGGTTCGGCATATGCTGGTGCATTTGCAGTTGCCACATCAGATAGAGAAGGAAAATCTCTTATGATATTTTCCAACGCATATAATCAAAGCGGGGATGATGTTGTTAATCAGATTCAAGACTCGGTAGACGATAAGTGGTTTGCCTCAAAAGATTTATTCTCTCACGAGTACGGACACAATGTGCATATGAGGGATATTGGGGAAGCTGAGTCAACAAAACACGCCACCTTTAAGTTTGGTTCTGGGAAAACTGCGGAAGCCAGAATGGAGATAGCTGGAAAGGTTAGTGAATATGCAAGAACAAACCCATTGGAATTTGTTGCAGAAACATTCTCTGGACATATAAATGGAGAAAAATACGATGATGATGTTTATGAATTATACAGATTCTATAAAGGGCCGAAACTACGATGATATTTGCACCTAAAGACTATAACAAAGATAAGTATGATGAGGCTATGAAAACTTATATAAGTAGCCTTTTCCAAGGTTCTAATGGCTCGAAAGAACTTGCCAGACCAGTAAGCCAAACCCCAGCCCCTCCTAAAGAGAGAATCAAAGGCTCAAAGGAGAACCCCGAAGGCACAGCATCCACCCGAAGCGAAGCAGGGGACATAGAGATTTCAGCCGAGAACGAAGAGGCATTGAAGAACAAGATTGCCGAGTTCAAGGACAAGCACCCCTCAAGAAAAGCCCCCACCCTTGGGGCATTGAAGAAAGTATTCAGAAGGGGGGCGGGTGCGTTCTCTACCAGCTTTAGGCCAACGATTACCGGGGGCAGACCAAACTCAAGGAACGCTTGGGCTATGGCAAGGGTCAATAAGTTTCTAAAGATGGCTGGTGGGGGCGAGGTTAAGAAATCGTACCGAGCGGCAGACGGCGATCTCCTTTGACATAATCTAGGCATTTATGCCTTTACCCCTACCTTCCGCTGACGAATCCGAGCAAGACTTTGTATCCCGCTTTATGGGAGACGAGCAAGCCATCAGCGACTTTCCAGACGAACAACAAAGGGCGGCGGTTGCCTATTCGACCTATCGGGACGAGGAGATGGAAGAAATGGAGCTAGGTGGAGTTTCAATTTTGGAGGTGGGAGAGGCCAAAGGACACGACCTTTTCGTGGATAAAACAAGCCTAGAGACTGCCCTCAAACTTATGCAGAGTGCCAAGAATGGAACGAAGGCAAAGATGAATCACGGCTCTGGATTGGAGGCGGTTGTCGGCTTTTTAAGGAATCCCCGCATCGATGGGGATAAGCTAGTGGCCGACCTCCGCTTGCTCCGCAACTCGCCCCATTATGGCCTTATCAAAGAGATGGCCTCCGAAGCCCCCGACCAGTTTGGGGTTTCATTGGCTTTTGTGAATGAGTCCGAGACCATCAACGGCAAGGACTACATTCGCCCCCAGAGCATCGCCTCTGCTGATTTAGTTTCCAGCCCAGCCGCCACGAATGGATTATTCGAGGAGATGGTGAAGTTTATGGAAAAACTCGGTTATGTGCAGGGAGGCAAGACCATCCCAGCCGTAGCCAAAGAAGCCGTGGAGGAAGCTCCACTTGACAAAAAGGACAAATCAAATATGGAAAACACAGATTATAAAAAAGATATGGACGAAGTCAAAGTTCGTCTCGCCGCCTTGGAAGAGGCGATGAAACCCAAAGAAGAAGTCAAGAAAGAGGAGATGAAGTCCGAGGAAGCTCCCAAGATCGTCATTGAAAAAGAGGACGATAAAGAGGACAACACCGAGGAGATGAGTGCGGTTGTAAAGAAAGTTCTCACCGAGTTCGGCATTAAGCCCATCCCCGCCTCCCCTTCAATCGAAGTTCCTTCCGAGAAAAAGGAAGAACCCAAAACTTTTGAAGCACTCGTGGCCGCCCACAGCGACTACGGAACAAGCAAGCTCAAGGCGATGAAAGCCGTGATGCTGTCCAACCCCAAAGAATACTCCGAGGCTCTGTCTCGTGGTATTACCAAACTCTAAACAAAGGATAATACTAAAATGGCTACAAACATTGACGGCGGTGCAGTTCGCACCTTTAACTTCGCCTCTGCGATTTCGGCTTACCGATTCGTTGAGATTCACACGGACGGCACGGCTCGTGCGGCTGTTTC